GCCTACATTTATACATGGGCGGCATCACGAGAAGATGGCAACTGCTTTTGAGAGGGTGGCTAGTGGGGAAATTAAGCGGCTTATTATTAATATGCCCCCTCGCCATACTAAATCCGAGTTTGCCAGTTATCTACTTCCCGCTTGGTTTCTAGGCAGGTTTCCGCACAAGAAAGTTATTCAAGCATCTCACACGGCGGAGCTGGCTGTGGGGTTTGGTCGTAAGGTGCGAAATCTAGTCGATTCTGATATATACAAAGAGATATTCACAGACGTTTCTCTACAAACAGACTCAAAGGCGGCGGGGCGGTGGAACACTAATAAGGGTGGAGACTATTTTGCTATTGGCGTTGGTGGTGCGGTAACGGGTAAAGGTGCCGATGTATTGATCATTGACGACCCGCATTCGGAGCAAGAAGCCGCCCTAGCTGAAATTAACACTGATATCTACGACAAAACCTACGAGTGGTACACATCTGGCCCACGGCAGCGGCTGCAGCCGGGAGGGGCGATTATTATCGTGATGACCCGGTGGTCCAAGAAAGACCTTACTGGGCAGGTATTGAAAGCTGCAGCGCAAAGGGGTGGAGAAGAGTGGGAAGTCATTGAGTTTCCCGCTTTATTTGATGAGGACAGACCCCTATGGCCTGAATTTTGGTCGTTGGCTGAGCTTCTAGCCCTCCGTACAGAGCTTCCAGCCAGTAAATGGGCGGCGCAGTACATGCAAAGCCCTACTTCAGAGGTTTCTGCGCTCATTAAACGTGAGTGGTGGAATATATGGGAGCATGATGACCCACCCCCTTGTGATTTCATTATCCAGTCTTGGGATACTGCGTTCTTGAAGACAGAGCGCAGTGACTATTCGGCATGCACTACTTGGGGGGTATTTTCTATACCCGACGATAACGAGAAGCTGCAGACAAATATTATACTTTTAAACAGTTTTAAGAAGCGCATGGAGTTCCCGGAGCTTAAACGAGTGGCGTTTGCGGACTATACGGAATGGCAACCTGATGCGCTCATTATTGAGGCTAAAGCTTCCGGGGCTCCACTGGTGTTTGAGCTTCGGGCTATGGGGATTCCTGTGCAGGAGTTTGTCCCCAGCCGGGGGAATGATAAGATTTCTAGGCTCAATGCCGTGGCTGATATGTTTGCGTCGGGTCAGGTTTGGGTGCCTAATACGCAGTGGGCTGAAGAGCTTATTGAAGAGGTAGCGAGCTTTCCTTCAGGGGAGCATGACGATCTTGTGGACTCCATGACGCAGGCGCTGCTGCGCTTTAGGCGTGGGGGCTTTTTACGTTTGGATTCTGATGAACCGGAGCCTAAGAAACAATTTAGGCGGCGCAAACTAGGGTACTACTAGAGTCAAAGGTACATATATATGGCAACCAATGTAGATAAGTCGCTTTATGAAGCCCCCCAAGGGCTGGCGCAATCGTTCCAGAAGGGGCAACCTGATCTGGAGATAGAGATTGAGAACCCCGATTCAGTCAAGATCAACGGTTTGGAGATTGTTCCCGAGGAGGATGCAGATGAGTTTAATCTTAATCTTGCCGAGGACATGGATGACAGAGAACTACAAAGCATAGCCTCTGAGCTTATTGGGCAATATGAGGACGATGTTTCATCCCGTAAAGATTGGATGCAGACCTACGTAGACGGTCTTGAGCTACTGGGTATGAAGATAGAGGATCGTACCGAGCCGTGGCCCGGTGCATGCGGGGTATACCACCCGCTGCTGTCTGAAGCTTTGGTTAAGTTTCAATCAGAAACCATCATGGAGACTTTCCCTGCTGCGGGACCGGTTAAGACGGAAATTATCGGCAAGGAGACTCAAGATAAAAGGGAAGCCGCTGCCCGAGTGCAAGTGGACATGAACTACCAGTTAACTGAGGTGATGGTTGAATATCGCCCGGAACATGAGCGCATGCTGTGGGGGCTGGGGCTTGCGGGTAATGCGTTCAAGAAAGTGTATTTTGATCCCAACCTAAACCGGCAGGTATCTATATTTGTTCCCGCCGAGGATATTGTAGTGCCCTATGGTGCGAGCAATCTTCAGACTGCCGAGCGTGTTACGCATGTCATGCGCAAGACTAAGAATGATTTGCTTAAACTGCAGGCTGCTGGGTTCTATCGGGAAGTAGATTTGCCTGCCCCGACCAACGTACTAGATGATGTAGAGAAAAAGATTGCCGAGAAGATGGGCTTTAAAGCTACTTCTGATAATCGGTATCGTCTCCTTGAGATGCAAGTTGATCTGGACTTGGCAGGGTATGAAGACGAAGATGAAAACGGGAAACCCACGGGCATTGCCCTACCGTACATCGTGACCATTGATAAGGGTACTACTACAGTACTTGCTATACGCAGGAATTGGGAACCCGACGATGAGACTCATGCCAAGCGTAACCATATGGTTCACTATGGATATATACCGGGGTTTGGGTTCTACCATTTTGGGCTGATACATCTTATCGGGGCGTTTGCTAAATCGGGTACTTCGCTTCTTCGTCAGCTTGTTGATGCAGGTACTCTGTCGAACCTGCCCGGTGGGTTCAAGACGCGAGGCATGCGGGTCAAAGGCGACGATACACCCATAGCACCGGGGGAGTTCCGTGACGTAGATATACCTAGTGGTGTATTGCGGGATAACCTGATGCCGTTGCCCTATAAGGAGCCAAGTCAGGTACTTGTTGGGTTGATGAATCAGATCGTGGATGAGGGCCGTAGGTTTGCATCAGCGGCTGATCTTCAGGTATCGGATATGTCGGCGCAGTCCCCAGTGGGCACCACGTTGGCTATTCTTGAGCGTACTTTAAAGGTAATGTCTGCGGTACAGGCACGTATCCACTATTCGATGAAGATTGAGTTGAAACTGCTCAAGAACATTATTAGGGACTATACCCCGGAAGAGTATAGCTACGAGCCGGAAGAAGGTACGCCGCAGATAAAGAAGTCTGATTATGATCAGGTTGACGTAATACCAGTATCTGATCCTAACGCAGCAACAATGAGCCAGAAGGTAGTGCAGTATCAAGCGGCCCTACAATTGGCACAGACGGCTCCCCAACTATACAACTTGCCTATATTGCATCGTCAGATGCTGGAGGTACTGGGTATAAAGAACGCCAGTAAGCTAGTGCCTATTGATGAAGACAGAAAGCCTGTTGATCCTGTAACGGAGAATCAGAATCTGCTTGTAATGAAACCCGTTAAGGCATTTCTGTATCAAGATCATCAAGCGCACATCCAAGTACATATCTCAGCTATGCGTGATCCCAAAATTCAGCAGATTGTGGGGCAGTCTCCTATGGCGCAAGGCATTATGGCGGCTATGACAGCGCATATTAATGAGCATATTGGATACGAGTATCGCAAGCAGATGGAACAGCGCATGGGTGTAATGCTCCCGTCCCCAGAAAAGTTGGAAGAAGAGGGAATCCCAGAGGCTATGGAGGTGCAAATCTCCCAGCTCGCCGCACGTGCAGCCCAACAACTGTTGCAGCAGAACCAACAGGAAGCGCAATCTAAGCAAAATCAGCAGGCGGCTCAAGACCCATTGATCCAATTGCAGCAGCAGGAGTTGCAGATCAAACAGCAAGAACAAGAACGTAAAGCGACGAAAGACAAGATTGATGCTGCTGCCAAGGCAGATCAGTTAGAGATTGAGAAAGAACGAATTGCATCGCAAGAGCGCATTGCTGGTGTACAGGTAGGGGCTAAGACAGCCAAGGACAAAGCGGAACTTGCCGCTAAGCAGCAGCTTGAGGGAATTCGTATTGGTGTAGATACAGCCCATAGAAGAGCGCAGCTAGCGGTACAGAACCAACAACCTAAAGGCCGCTAATGAGCACAACGTTTGAAGTGTTGCTCGGGCAACATAGATCAAAACGCACACAGATTGCAGACGCCCTAGCTAATGGGGCAGCTAAAGATTACGCAGAGTATCGCGCAATGTGCGGTGAGATTCGGGGTCTTCTTGCCGCAGAAATGCATGTCCAAGACCTTGCGAAACATTTGGAGAATAACGACGATGAGTGAAATTCTGATTGGAGCAGATGCTACCCCCCTCCCCGATACTGCGGAAAAGAAGGCTAAACAGATGCCGGAGCCCTCTGGGTTTCGTATTCTGTGCATGGTCCCAGAGATAGAAGACAAGTTTGACAGCGGACTCATTAAGGCAGATGCCACCGTTTATGCGGAGGAAAGGCTCACGACTGTCCTTTTTGTCATGAAGCTTGGGCCGGATTGCTACAAGGATACGTCTCGGTTTAGTTCCCCTTGGTGCAAAGAAGGCGATTTTGTTCTGGTTCGTCCCAATTCAGGCACCCGCCTGAAGATTCATGGACGCGAATTCCGCATCATTAATGACGATACTGTCGAGGGCGTAGTCGAAGACCCACGCGGCATTGCACGAGCATAGGGGGTAGATCATGGCTGACGATTATAAGTTTCCAGATGAAGTAGAAAATGAAACCCCGGCTAAAGAATCTGAAGCAGTTGACGCGCCTAGCGTAGATATAGAGATTATTGACGACACACCCGCCCAAGACCAAGGACGGGAACCCCTAGCCAAGGAAGTAGTTGCTGAGCTAGAGAAAGATGACCTTGAAGATTACTCCGACAAGGTAAAAAAGCGCATGTCCCAGATGAAACGAGTCTGGCATGACGAACGTAGGGAGAAGGAACAGGCGCTTAGGGAGCATCGGGAAGCTGTTGCATTTGCCCAGCATATTCTTGAGGAGAACAAACAACTTAAGAACACGCTAACTGAGGGGGCCAAGCAATACGCCACCACTGCGCAGTCTGCTGTGGACATGGAGCTTGATGCGGCTAAACGTCAATATAAGGATGCGTATGAATCCGGAGACGCTGACCAGATCATTAACGCCCAGCAAAAACTGACAGAAGTTAGCCTAAAACAAGACAAAGTTAAGAACTTTAAGGCCCCTTTACAAGAATCTGATAATGGGGTACAAGTACCTCAACATGTGCAACAAGTTCAACAAAAGGCTAACTACCATCCTACTACCGCAGCATGGATGTCAAAGAACACTTGGTATGGACCGGACACTCTGATGACCGGCCTTGCTATGAGCAAACACGCCGATTTGGTATCCAAATTTGGTGCTGAGTACACAGGCACTGATGCATATTTTACTGAAATCGACAAGGAGATGCACCAGCGTTTCCCTGAAAGGTTTGAATCAGAAGCACAACCGCAGTCTGGGGGCGGCAAGCCCAGCTCGCGCAGTGAGTCACGACCCGCTACAGTAGTTGCACCTGCAACGCGAAGCACAGCGCCTAAAAAAATTGTGCTAAAAGCAAGCCAAGTAGCTCTTGCTACAAAGTTTGGTTTGACTCCCGAGCAGTATGCTCTTGAAGTGCAAAAACTGGAAACGCAATCATGACCCAAAATAGACTTGCACGCGAACTTGAAGGCCGGGATACCACCCAACGTAATAAAGCGTGGGCACCCGCACAATTGCTACCTGCTCCTAACCCTCAACCGGGATGGGCATTCAGGTGGGTACGGACAGCAATCTTGGGAACATTTGACCCTACGAATGTGTCCGCAAAATTTCGTGAGGGTTGGGAGCCTTGCAAGGCCGAAGATCATCCGGAAATCCCGTCGCAATCAGATCAGAATTCTCGCTATAAAGGCAACATCGAGATTGGCGGTTTGCTGCTGTGCAAGATTCCACAGGAGTTTATGGATCAACGCGCAGCGCACTACAGGAAAGCAAACGACATTCAAGTTGAAGCCGTCGATAACAGCTTTATGAAGACCAACGACCCAAGGATGCCTCTGTTCTCAGAGCGCAAGTCTTCGACTACCTTTGGGCGTGGGGCTAAATAACTTAACTTTTTAGGAGTTCTATATGGCTTATCCTACTGTTTCAGCCACCTACGGGTTTCGTCCCGTAAATCTACTGGGGGGTCAGGTTTTCTCTGGCTCGACCCGGCAGATGGCTATTGCGTCTGGACATGCTACCAATATCTTCTTTGGGGATGTTGTAATCATGTCTGCAAACGGCTGTATCAATAACGCAACCGCTACCGCTACCGGTACGGCAGTTGTTGGTATTTTCATGGGTTGCAGCTACATCAATTCGTCTAACCAACGTGTGTTTGGGCAGTACTACCCCGCCACGATTTCCAACGCAGTTGATGGCGCAAGTGCAACTGTAGCGTATGTTGCAGACGATCCTGATCTAGTGATGAAGGCAGCGATTCAATCCGCCGCTGACGCTGCTCCTTCAGCTAGTCAGGCAAGCCGTGCCACGATGGTCGGGGGCAATGCGTCTATCGTCTACCAGACTGTTACTGGCTATACGGCATCTGGTGATGGTACGCAAGGTGTTCTTAACAGCACCGCAGTAACCGCTACCCTTCCACTTAAAGTCATCGACGTTGTTCCCGATACCGCGCCAGCAGTTGGCTCGTTCGTGGAGGTCTTGGTTTCTTGGAACCAATTCTGCCACCTGTATCGCAACACAACTGCGGTATAAGGAGATAAATAATGGCTATTTCACGCGCACAACTACTTAAAGAACTTCTCCCCGGCTTGAATGCTCTGTTTGGTCTGGAGTATGCAAAGTACGGTGAAGAACACAAAGAGATTTTCGAGACTGAAACCTCTGAGCGTTCTTTTGAAGAAGAAACCAAGCTGTCGGGCTTTTCTGCTGCTCCGGTGAAAAACGAAGGAAGCGCGATTTCCTACGATAACGCCCAAGAAGCATTTACCGCCAGATACCAACACGAAACCATTGCTCTTGGTTTTTCGGTGACAGAAGAGGCTATCGAAGACAACCTGTATGACTCTCTGTCTGCCCGTTACACCAAGGCTCTGGCCCGTGCTATGGCGTACACCAAGCAAGTTAAGGCTGCTGCTATCCTTAACAACGCATTTACTGGTGGCCCGACCTACGGTGACGGTGTTGTCCTGTGTTCTGCTTCGCATCCGCTGGTCTCCGGTGGAACGAACAGCAATACGGGCGGCGCTGCTGACCTGAATGAAACCTCGCTTGAGGCTGCTGTCATTCAGATCGCTGGCTGGACGGATGAGCGCGGTCTGCTCATCGCCGCGAAGCCCCGTAAGCTGATTGTTCCTCCGGGTTTGATGTTCGTTGCTACGCGCCTTCTGGAAACGGAACTGCGTACTAGCACCAACAACAACGACATCAACGCGCTGAAGAACAATGGTTCGATTCCTGAAGGGTACCGTGTAAACCACTTCCTGACGGATACGAACGCTTGGTTCTTGATGACTGACGTACCTAACGGTCTGAAACACTTTGTCCGGACGCCTCTGGCGAACTCAATGGATGGAGATTTCGATACTGGAAATGTGCGTTATAAGAGCCGTGAGCGTTACAGCTTCGGAGCGTCTGATCCGCTTGGCATCTTCGGTGCCTCTGGTTCTACCTAATAGAATCAAGTAGTTAGCGGTTGAGAGGGGCCACTTCGGTGGCCCTTTTCTATTGTGCCAGCGGTAGCAAAGGCGTTACCTGTGTCGTAACCAAATTCGTAAAGCTGCGCGATGCTTGTATTTCACCATCCATAGAAAAGCACGTTGACGCCATTTAAATCGTATGATACAAATACAGAGGGTGGATGGCAGAATGAAGAACTAGCCATTAAAAGACAGCTTAAAGCGTCCATTTTTTATCTGGGAATTTTTACGCATAGCGACTGCCCCAGCAGACTTGTTAGAGACTCTATGCGGATGTGCTAACACACTGGAGAATTAAATGGCTATTTCGACATTCGACGGCCCTGTCCGTTCGCTTGGAGGTATGTACAACCAAGGCCCAAGCAACCAAGTTACTCTTGGCGCTACCGTAACGCTTTCTGTTGCAACTCACGGCGGTCTTATTTGCTTGGTTCCCGCAACCTGCGCTATTACGTTGCCGACCATTGTTGCTACGGCAAATGCGGCTGGTACTGGCCCCGGTAACGACCCTAACACCCTCAACAACCTTGGCGTTGAGTTCCGCTTGTTCTTCAACGTCATCTCGGCGGGTGCTACTGCTCAGACTGTTACTTGTGGCGGTTCCGATAAGCTTGTAGGTACCTTGGGCGTTACGTCCACCGTCTATAACGCTTTTGCCTCAGTGACCAGCACGATCATCACGTTGAACGCCACGACTACTGGCGGTGCTGCGCGGGGTAGTTTCATTAGCCTGATCCCGCTGGCTGCTAACCTCTGGTCTGTCAACGGTGTTTTGGTTGGGTCTGGTACTGCCGCGACTCCGTTCTCCTAACCTTCAGGGGGCTTCGGCCCCCGTATTACTTCTAGGAGATTACTGTGATGCAAACAGACGTACTATCCGCACACCTTAACAGTTCTGGCTTTGCTGTTCTTGGGCGCTACAGGCTAAAGAGTTTTCTGTATGTAGCTTCAGCTACCGCAGGGACTATTAACATCTACGACACCACTGTAGCTCCTGTTGCTGCAACCACGGGTTATGCACAGTCAACCTTCACCGTTACCGTTACCAGCACCTCACATGGGTTAAAAGTTGGGCAACAGGTTGGCATTACTTTTGGTTCGGTCACAGGTGTTTCGGCTACTAACGGCAACTACGTTGTTGCTACGGTTGCGGATGCTAATACTTTTACCATTACTGACATTAACAGCAGGACTATTACTGGTGGGGCTTGCACTTTTACGACGGGCCGCTGGCTGACCTCTGTTGATACAGCCGCACTTACTACCTCTGGGGTTCCTCAGAACCAAAACGTACTGATTCCGGGCGAGGGTGTTATTGCCTATAACGCTATGTACATTCTGATGACGAACCAAACTGGCGTAACCATTTTCTACGGATAACAGGAGAACCCGTGCGAGTCCAAAAAGGTTTTGACCTAGCTGGTAAAAAGTTGATGATTGGTCTCCCCGCCTACGATCATAAAGTGGGTGTGAAGATGGCAGTGTCGTTGATGCAGCTTGGACAAAAACTGATGCAGCACGGGATAGACGTAGAGGTTAATAGCCTCTGCGGTTGTTCTGTTGTGTCTCGCGCACGGAATATTATTGCTCATGAGTTTATGAAGTCTAACGCTGACCACCTCATGTTCATTGATGCTGATATGACATTTGATGCGGATGACGTTATCCGGCTGATGTGCTGGAATCAGGACAAGGCAATTGTGGCTGGGGCGTATGAAGCTCGTAAAGAAGGCAAGGTCTACATCGTATCGCTAGATGGTGGGCATGGTGTAAACGGGCCGCAGGGTAAGGTTACGATGGATGAGGCTGGGCTTGTCAGGGCTTACCGCGTAGCTACTGGGTTTATGATGATCCAGCGTCGTGTGTTTGAGGTTCTTAAAGAGGCTCACCCTGAGTGGGATCATAAGGACACGAATA